ACCCTCTCCCGCCTTCGCGGGAGAGGGAGGGGCCCGCGAAGCGGGAGGGTGAGGGTCTTCTTCTTCCGGTGGATTCAGGAAGATGAAGAAGGAAGAAGACCCTCACCCCAACCCTCTCCCGTGAAGACGGGAGAGGGATAGAAGGTCGCGATCGTTAGAGGATAACAGCATGAAATGGTTCGGCTGGAAGGCCGGTCGCGGTGCGTCGCGGCCGGCTTTGTCGCGTTCGGGGAGCGTGGCGCTGATCGGCGAATGGCCGCAAAGCTATGAGGCGCAGGTGCGCGGCGCTTACCTCGCCAACGCGATCGCGCAGCGTGCGGTGCGGATGGTAGCGGAAGGGGTGGGCGGAGCGCCGCTTTCCGCTTCCTCGCCCGAGCTGGCGGCGCTGGTGACGGCGCGATCGGGCGGGCAGGCGCTGGCGGAGACGGTGGCGGCGCAAATGCTGCTCCACGGCAATGCCTATGTGCAATTTCTGGCCGACGAGGGCGGCATGGTGCGCGAGCTGTTCGCGCTGCGCCCCGAGCGGGTGACGATCGAGCCCGACGCGAGCGGCTGGCCGGCGGTCTATCGCTACCGTGTGGGGGAGAGCGTCACGCGGCTGTCGGCCGATCCGGCGCGGCCCGAGCTGGTGCATATCAAGGCCTTTCATCCGCTCGACGATCATTACGGGCTGGGCTGCCTCGGCGCGGCATCGGGCGCGGTCGCGGTGCACAATGCCGCGGCGCGGTGGAACAAGGCCTTGCTCGACAATGCCGCGCGACCCTCGGGCGCTCTGGTCTATGATCCGGGCGACGGCGCGGCGCTGTCGGGCGAGCAGTTCGACCGGCTGAAGCGCGAGATGGAGGCGGGGTTCGCCGGCGCGGGCAATGCCGGGCGGCCGATGTTGCTCGAAGGCGGGCTGAAATGGCAGGCGCTGTCGCTGACCCCGGCCGACATGGATTTCGCGGGGACCAAGGCGGCGGCGGCGCGCGAGATCGCCTTGGCGTTCGGCGTGCCGCCGATGCTGCTCGGGCTGCCCGGCGACAACACCTATGCCAATTACAGGGAGGCGAACCGCGCGTTGTGGCGGCTGGCGATCCTGCCGCTGGCGGACGCGATCCTGGCGGCGCTGGCGCAGGGGTTGCGGCCGTGGTTCGCCGATGCGGCGCTCCGCGTCGATCTCGATCGCGTGCCGGCACTGGCCGACGAGCGCGCGGCGTTGTGGGCGCAAGTGACGGGGACGGACTTCCTCAGCGCGGAGGAGAAGCGGGCGATGGTGGGGATATCTGCCCTCCCGCAAGCGGGAGCGGCCGGGCGCGCGCCGTCAGCCCTGCTTCGATCCGAAATAGAAGCCGACCACCGAGCCGACCAGTCCGACCATGGCGGTGAAGATCGGTGAGAGCGTCGTGACGACTATGTTCAGCGATTCCGACTCGAGCGTGCATTTCGCGTCGTGGCCGTTGAGGCAGTCAACGCTGTAGGTGGTGGAAAGGATGGCGAAGACGGCGATGATGCCGATCATGATCCAGAGGAGGAAATAGGCGAGCTTCTCGCGGGTGACATTGGGATCGTAGGCGATCACCTTTGCAGGGGTGACCGCGGGGCCCTCCGGCGGTGGGTCGCCGGTGCCGGTGTCGATCTTTTGTTGCACTGCGGTGCTGAGTGCCTTGGGATCCGGATCAGCCACTGCCACTCCCCTCGATCGATGCGTCGCTGAACGTGAATTTCTGGAACGTATCGCCCTTCTTGATGAGGAGATCGTCCTTGGCGCCGACATTGTCGGCGATCAGCTTCTCCGTCGCCACCGCTTGCTGCACGATGGTGTCGGCGCTGACCCCGCGCTGCTGCGCGAGCGCGGCGATCTTCGCGATGTCCTCGTCCGAAAGATTGATCGTGTACTCCGTCATTTCACGTCTCCGAAGCCGGCGCACGGCCAAGCGCACGTCGCTTCCGAAGATATAATTTATCGCCGGGATATTGCCATGGACATCGGAAATGCACCCGTTTTGGCGCAGCTGATCGCGCAAGGGCGCGAGCAGGGCGCGGACCTGGTGACCTTGCGCGCGATCGCCGAGGAAGCGGGCGAGCTGGGCGCGGCGCGCGCGCTGGCGCGGCTGGGGCTCGACGATGCGGGAGCGGCGAAGGACCTGATCGAGTTGCGCGAGCTGCTCGGCGCCTGGCGCGACGCCAAGCGCTCGGCGTGGAAGGCGGCGATCGGCTGGCTGGTGCGCTATGGCGGGGCATTGCTGCTCGCCGGGCTGGCGGTGAAACTGGGGTTCGGGGATTGGGTGAAGTGAGCGTGCCCCTGCTCTCCCGCGAAAGCGGGAGTCCAGAGCCAGGCGGCACATCGCCCGAGACCCTGGGGCCCCGCCTTCGCGGGGGAACAGAAGAAGAGGATCGCGGCGCGGTACGCTTCGCGGGCTATGCCGCGGTGTTCGACCGGGTCGATCGCGGCGGTGACGTAGTGCGCGCCGGGGCCTTCGCCGGCGCGGGCGAAGTACCCTTGCTGTGGCAGCATCGCGGGCGGCCGGTCGGCAGGATCGAGCAGATGGCGGAGGATGCGCGCGGCCTGCGCGTGATCGGCCGGATCGACGATGCGCGGCTCGGGAGCCTGGTGCGGAGCGGCGCGGTCGACGGCCTGTCGTTCGGCTATCGCGTGAAGGCGGCGCGCGGCGGCCGCGTGCGCGAGCTGACCGCGCTGGAGCTGGTCGAGATCAGCCTGGTCGCGACCCCGATGCAGCCCCTGGCGCGGGTGTGTGGGGTGGCGTGAGCCTATTTTGCGCGGCGCGACCTGCGTGATAGGGTCCGGGCCATGTGGCGGCGATTGGATGAGACTCTCGACCCTTGTGGCCTGACCGCGCGCGATCCTTATCGCGTATGGAGTATCGCACTGCTGATCTTCGTGATCGCGGTGATCGCGCTGAGCGGCAATAACCGCAATATGGCGCTGCTGCCCTTTTTGATCGTGACGCCGTTTTATCTGTCCTTGGTATCGCTGACCGCGCGACGACTACGCGATGCGGGCACGTCTCCCTATTGGGTAATCTGGATGCTGTTGAACTTCCACGTCGGGCCGCGATGGTTCGTCACGCCTGGGATCATGCTGCAACCGAGCGATGCAGTGATGTGGTTGCCGATTATCATGGGCTGGTGCCTGAAAACGGCGATTCCGGGGAAGGAAGAAGGCTTTTGGTTCGATTTCGGCAGGATGCTCCGGAAGCTTCGAACCAGTGAGACCGAATAGCCGTTAGCGGCAAATATTTGCTCTTCTCAAGGAGGAGGGTTTTGCGGGCGCGTCCATCCGGGCGCGCCTTTTTCTTTGCATGAAGGAGACGGGGATGAACGAGGTGACGGATACGCTCGAGGCGAGCTTCGCGGCGGTGGAGATGCCGGCTTTGGTCGCGCGGCCGCAATTGGAGGGGGCGCGGGCGCCTTCGGGGGTGGCGTTCGAGGGATTCTTGCGCTCGGGCGCGAGCATCGAGATGAAGACGTTCACCGGCGTGTCGGGCGATGCGGGCGGCTATGCCATCCCCGACGAGATCGACGCGGTGATCGACCGGACGCTGAAGGCGATCTCGCCGATCCGCGGTGTGGCCAATGTCGTGACGGTCGGCTCGGCGGGCTATCGCAAGCTGGTGACGAGCGGCGGCACGCCCTCGGGCTGGGCGGCGGAGACCGATGCGCGCAGCGAGACGGCGACGCCGGTGTTCAACGAGATCGCGCCGCCGATGGGCGAGCTCTACGCCAATCCGAGCGCGAGCCAGGCGATGCTCGACGACGCGCATTTCGACGTCGAGGCGTGGCTGGCCGACGAGATCGCGATGGAATTCGCCAAGGCCGAAGGCTCGGCATTCGTGAACGGCAACGGGACGAACCGGCCCAAGGGCTTCCTGCAGGCGCCGGTGGCGGCGACGGCGGACGGAACCCGCGCGTTCGGCACGCTGCAATATGTCGCCAGCGGCGCGGCGGGCGATTTCGCGGCCAATCCGCAGGAGAAGCTGATCGATCTGGTCCAGTCGCTGCGCGCGCCGTACCGGCAGGGCGCGGTGTGGGTGATGAACGCGGCGACGGTGGCGCGGATCCGCAAGTTCAAGACCAGCGACGGCGCGTTCGTGTGGCAGCCGAGCCTGGCGGCGGGCCAGCCGGCGAGCCTGCTCGGCTATCCGGTGATCGAAAGCGAGGACATGCCCGATATCGCCGCCAATGCGCTGGCGGTGGCGTTCGGCAATTTCCGGCTCGGCTATCTGATCGCCGAACGCAGCGAGACCGCGATCCTGCGCGATCCGTATTCGAACAAGCCGTTCGTCAATTTCTACGCGACCAAGCGGATCGGCGGGTGCGTGAGCAATTCCGAGGCGATCAAGCTGCTCAAGTTCGCCGCAAGCTGAGCCGCGATTAGCGCGAGCTAATCGCGGACTCGGCGCGGCCGGGCAGCGGGATGGCGAAGCCATTCCCGTCTGACGGCTGCGACGCGTGCGAGGCGGGAGCGCCGGAGGGCGGCCGCGCTCCCGCCGAAATCATCAATAAGCCCCTCCCCCTCGGGGGAGGGGTTGGGGTGGGGCCGTGCCGCAGACGCGAATCTCTGCGAGACCTTCCCCACCCCTTTCCCCTCCCCTGAAGGGGAGGGGCCGGAGACCTCAGCATGGCAGATCCATTCTCTTCGAACGCCGACAGCGTGTCGGCGCCGGCAACGCGCGCGGTGGCGGTGGCGCCGCATGATACCAATGCACTGAGCGACATTCCCAAGGCGCTTTACGTGGGCACTGGCGGCAATGTTACGATGCGCGGTGTCGCGGGCACCAGCGACCAATTGTGGAAGAACGTGCCGGCGGGCAGCGTGCTGCCGTTCCGCGCGCAATATGTTCGCGCCACCGGCACGAGCGCGGCCGATATCCTGGCGCTTTACTGATGGAGGGGCTGGGCTTCGGCCCGGCGCTGGCGATCGGCCGCGGCCGGTTGCCGGTCTGGCCGGTGTTCGACTTCACGGGCGGCGCCTTGCCGTGGGGCGCGAGCCTGACGCGTAGCTCGGCGGGAACGCGTTTCGACGCCGCCGGCCATCTCGTCAACGAAGCGGCAAACGTGGCGCGGTTCGATCACGATCGTGCGACCGGGGCGCTGCGCGGGCTGCTGATCGAGCCGGCGCGGACCAATCTGTGCCCCAACGCCAATGCCGATCCGGCCGATACGAGCGGGGTGAGCGCGTTCGGCGGCGGCATGGTATCGGTGGCGAGCGACGCCGCGGCGATCGCGGCGGCGGGACTGGGCGTGCTGGCGGCGGGCGGCAAGGCGTACAAGCTGGACAACAGCGCAGCGGGATCGGCGAGCAGCTTTGCCGTGACCGGCGCGACGACCTCCAGCGCGTGCGTCGGCAGCGCGTGGCTGCGCGGCAGTGGCGGCGCGGCGATCGGCTTTTCGGCCGGCACCGCGAGCATGGCGACCACCGCGCTCACCGCCGATTACACACGTTATATCAGCACGATCACGCCATCGGGCAGCGGCTATTTCCGCGTTACCGTCGCGGCGGGCGCGGTGATGTGGCTGCTGCTCGATCAGCTCGAGGCCGGCACGAGCGAGACGACCCCGATCGTCACGACGGGCGCGGCGGCGACGCGCGCGGCCGACGTGCTGACGCTCGACTGGGCGAGCCGCGGTGTGGCCGACGGGACGATCACCGCGCGTGTGACGTTCGACGATCTCTCGACGCAGGACGTGACGATGGCGGTCGCGGGTGGGCTCGCGACGGTGCCGGTGACGCTGACGCGGCGGCGCGTTCGCGCGATCGCGCGCCTTTGACCGGAAACAGGAGGTGACAATGACTCCACCGGGCTTTCCCGATGCGGCGATCATCGCCGCGCGCGACGCGGCCAAGGCGTATCTGAGGATCACGCTGGACGACGAGGATGCCGTGATCGGCGGGTTCGCGGCGACCGCGCTGGCGATGGCCGAGGCGTTTTGCGATCGCGTGCTGATCCGGCGCGATTTCACCGCGATCCTGGGCGCGCGACGCGGCTGGCAAAGGCTGCCGTCCGGGCCGGTGAGCGCGATCGGCACGGTGCAGGGACTGCCCGCCGATGGCGCGGCGTTCGACCTGCCGGTCGACGCTTACGCAATCGACATCGACGCGGCGGGCGAGGGCTGGGTGCGGGTGACCGATCCGGGCGCGGCTGGGCGCGTGCAGGTGAACTACAGCGCGGGTGTGGCGGCGGACTGGAACGCGCTGCCGGCGCCGGTGGCGCAGGGCGTGGTGCGGCTGATCGCGCATCTCCACGGCGAACGCGACGGCGCGATGGCCGCGCCGCCCGCCGCGGTGACCGCCTTGTGGCGGCCGTTCCGCCGCGTGCGGCTGGCGGAGGCGGCGCGATGCTAGCGGCGGCGCTGGCGCGGGCGGCGAAGCTGGGCGCGGCGCAGGCCGAAGCGCGGCGCGAGCAGGTCGCGGCGCAACTGCGGGCAGACTTGCCGCGCGCGAGCGTGACGATCGCGGGTGAGGATGTGGTGATCGCGGGGCGTGGCATCGCCGATGATCCCGCGCTGCGCTGGATCGCGGGAGGCCTGGCATGAGCGCGGAGGCAGTGGTGCAGGCGGCACTGGCGGCGGCGCTGGAGACGCTCGAGCTGAACGGTGTGTACGCGAGCGCTCCGGCGCGCGCGCGGGCGCCTTATGCGGTGCTGGCGCCGGTGCTGGGCGGCGATTGGGGAGCCAAGGATCGCGCCGGTCGCGAGCTCAGGATCGGTGCGACGCTGCATGACGAAGGGCCATCGCCGGCGCGGCTGCAGGCGTTGCTGGGCGAGGCGGGCGTGGCGATCGAGGCGATGCCGCGCGATCTGGACGGCTGGCGCGTGGCGAGTTGCGTGCTGGTGCGCTCGCGCCTGGCGGGCGCCGGGCCGGATCGGTGGAGCGGATCGGTCGACTATCGGGTGAGGGTGCTGGCAACGGGGTAGCCCTCTCCCGCTTTCGCGGGAGAGGGTTGGGTGAGGGTCTTCTTCTTTCTTTCTGACAACGAAGAAAGAAGAAGACCCTCACCCTCCCGCTACGCGGGTCCCTCCCTCTCCCGCAAAAGCGGGAGAGGGTATGACGCGACCGAGTGCGACGAGGGCGTAGCCGGCGAGGTGGGCCCCGGAACAAGTCCGGGGTGACGCATAGCATGCGGCCTGCTCGGCAAAATGAAGAACGAGGAGACGATCATGAGCGTGGAGAAGGGCAGCGCCTTCCTGTTGAAGGTGGGCGACGGGGCGTCGCCGCCGGCGTTCGCGACGGTGGCGGGGCTGCGCACGACGCAGCTTTCGGTGAATGGCGAGATGGTGGCGATCACCTCGAAGGATTCGGGCGGCTGGCGTGAATTGCTGTCGGGCGCGGGGGTGCGGTCAGTCAGCGTGTCGGGCGCGGGCGTGTTCACCGGCTCCGCGGCGGAGACGCGGATCAAGGGCAATGCGCTGGCGGGGGTGCTCGACGATTATCGGCTCAGCTTCGAGAGCGGCGAGACGATGACCGGGCGCTTCCTCGTCACGCGGCTCGATTATGCCGGCGATTATAATGGCGAGCGTTCGTACACCTTGAGCCTGGAAAGCTCCGGCGTGGTGGCGGCGGCGTGATGGCGGCCGGTGACGGTCTCGGTGAGACACCTACCCACCCCCCAGCCCCCTCCCTGGCCAGGGAGGGGGAGAAGAGGGCGAATCCGGTGCGTGGCGAGGCGGCGTTGCGGGTGAACGGAGAAGCCTTGGTATTGCGGCCGAGCTTCGCGGCGCTTGTCGCGGCGGAGCAGGAACTGGGGTCGCTGTTCGCACTGGTCGAGCGCGCGGCACAGGGGAAGCTGGCGCTGGGCGAGATGGTCGCCTTGTTCTGGCATTGCCTGAACGATGCGCCCGCCGGGCTGACGCGCGAGCGGCTGGGCGAAGCGGTGACGGCGGGCGGGCTGGCCAATGCCACCCCGGTGCTGCGCGTGCTGCTCGGGCAGATTCTGGCGGGGCGGGGAGCGATATTGGATCCTCCCCCAGGGAC